TAAAATTGCTGCAAAAATTGCTCCATTTTTAATATCTTATAAAGGTTTTAATAATATATATGGTGGTCTTTCTGCTGCTGTAGGATTAGCATCTGCTATGCCAGTATTATATAAATCAATTGAAGGTATTCTTACAGGTGAAGATGATATTAATAAACAATCAGGAGCTTGGAATTTAGCTAATAAAACTGAAAGTTTTATGGGTAAATTTGGTACTAGCACTTCTGATGAAGGATCTCAAGGTATGTTTAATTATGAACAAATTGGGGGAATGGTATCAAGTGTATTTGGTCAAATTTATGAACAAAGAGCTATGGCAGGTTTATCTAATTTATTTAAATCAACAAGTTTAAGTAAAACAGAAGCAGAAGAAATGGCAAGATTTCAAGGAGCATTTGTTGGTAAATTACAATCATTAGAAGCAGAGGGCAAAACTGTAGATGCTGTTAAATTATATAAAGATGCTGTAAATTTAAATCCAGCAATGAAAGCAATGGGGGAAAAACAATCTGAAATTGCTAAAGCATTATCTTTAGGATATATGGCATTAACAACCTCAACTGATGTCTATTCTGATGCTATTAAAGGTGGGTATGATAGACGTACAGCAGGTACTGCATTTTGATTAGCTGCTGCTGGACAATATGGAATTATGATGAATAATAAAATGTCTACTTGGTTTTTAGATAAAACTGTTGGTTTTTCTGAAGAAACTAATAGATCTTTAGTTAAAAAAGCTTTAATGCCAGTAATGGATAAAATTGCTGAAGGAACTAATTTATTAGAATCTAATCCAATATTAGGTCAAAATGTACTTAAAAAAGCAATTACATCTGGTAAAAATGCTTTATATAATGTATTTAATGAAGCATCAAATGGTGGTTTAAGAGGATATTGGGAAGTATCTATGATTGAAGGTGTAGAAGAAGTAACTGAACAAATGGTTATGGATGCTACAAAAGGAGCTATAGATGTTGCTAGTTCATTAGGATTAACTAAAAAACAAGGTTCATTTGGTGGGTGGGATACTGTATTCTCAAAAGCAGGATTAGAAAATTATGTTTCTAACTTAGTTGGAGGTATGATTGGAGGACCTATGTTTAAAATGAATGAAAAATTAATTGAACCAATGTTTAAAGGTGGTATTGCACAACCTGAAGATGAATATTCAATGTATTCAATGATAGCTAATGGTAAAACTGATGAAGCACTTACTATGGCTGAAAATATGAGAGGGTATGTAGGTAATAAATTTTTAGCAACTGGTACTACTACAATAGATGGTAAACAAATTTTTAATGCAGCAGGTGATGCTAAAACTCATGCAGATTTAATTGTAGATGGTACAAAAGAATATATAAAAACTTTAGATAGTATTTTTAATCAAGAAGGATTAAAAGTAGATGATACATCTTTATTTAATAAGGCATTATTAAATCAATATATGATTCCAGAATTAGAAAAATCTGGTGTTGATAAATTAATTATTAGTGATTTTAATAAAACAGCTGGTCAAATAGTACAACTTAGATCTGAACTTAAAGATTTAGAAAGTGCACCAGTTACTGCAGAAGGTGCTACTGGAATTGCATTAAAAAAAGCTGAATTAGATGAAAAAAGATTATCAATTCAAGAAATAACAAATGGTGATAAATCAGATGATTATTTAATGAAATCTTTATTGTATTTAATTCCAGATATGCATAAACCTTTTATTGCACTTAATAAAGAGCAATATACTCAAGCTAATTATGATAAAAGTTATTTTGATTTACCTGACAGTGGTGTTGGAGTTACAAAAAAATCTGTAACAACTAATTTTGATGAATATATTAAAAATCCAGATATTGTTTCTAATTTAGATACTATTTTAGGAGCATATAAAAATGCACAAGGTATATTTTCAAATACAATTAAAGAATATGCAGAAAGTAAATATAAAGATGTTCGCTCTGCTGCATTTAAAAATTTATATAATTTAACTGGTCAATTTGATTTAGTAGAAAATTTTAAAGCAAATAATGGGGCATTTAGAGAAATTTCTAAATCTGCTGCTAATAATAACTTGAAAAACTTCTCAGTAAATGATATGTTTGATTATGATATTAATGAATATTTAGGTAAAGAAGGATTAATTGATAATAGTATAGTAATTGATCCTGCAAATGATCCTATAGCAGAAAAATATAAAACTTTTGTACAACAAATACCAATGCAAGAGATGAATGTGAAATTTTTACAAGATACTGTTAAAGATTTCTTTGCAAATATTATTAGTGAAGGTAATAATAAAGAATATTTATTAGAAACTACTCCTGAAAATATTGCTACTGCTTCACCAGAAGCTATTGCATTTAGAACTAATTTTAATGCTTTACAAGATAAATATTATAAACCATTACAAAATTACAATAAACCATTACAAAAATTTGATTTTCAATTAAAAATGTTAGTGAATGCTTTATCTGAAAGTAAAGTTAGTACAATTGATAATGAAGTTTTAATAGGTATTAATAAAAAATTAACAGCATCTTTTAATGAAAGTAAAAAATCATTAAATAATGAATTGAAATCTCCAACTATACAAACTAATATTGGAGATATGAGTTTAGATAATATTTTAGGTATTATATCTGAAGCTACTATTCCAGATCCTACTTCTACTGATTTTCAATTTAATGATAGTAGTGCAATAAATGTAAGATTACAAGAAAAAATTGATGCAGGACAAACTCATTCAGAAGCTGTGGCAGAAGTTAAAGGTGAACTTAAACAATTTATAAAAAATAAATTTAAAAGTGAAATAAATCCACTAAGTGAAAATGATTACTTATTAGGTGAATTAACTAATAGTCAAAAAACTATTGATAACTATATAGATGATCAATTTAAATTAAATGATACTTTTGATAAGTTTGATAAATATGTTTCAAAGAAAACTGCTATTGCTAATCCATTATATGATTTTCTAAGAAAATTACAATTAAAATTAGATAAAGGAACTTCAAAAACTGTATTTAATATATTAGAGGATGAAGATAATTTGTTATCTATGTCTATTATAGATGATTATTTAAAATCAGATTTTACTTTAGGACAAATTAATAGTGCAATAACTACTATTGAAATGGCTAAATCTATATTAACTGGTATGTATACTAAACAAGGAGCATTAATAGATGGTAAAGAAACTATGTATGGTTTTAATTATGCTATGCAAAATTATCTTAAAAAATATAAAGAATCTACAGGTTTAGACAATTATGCAATAATAAAATCAGAAGATGCTTCTTTAATTAATACAGATTTAAATAATTTATTATCTAAATTAGTATTCTTAAAAGATTTATCTAATTCTAATACTGAATCTAAAGCAAAAGAACACATACTTTCTAGAGAAAATATGGATAAATTATTTTTAGATTTATTAGATAAGCAAGATTTTCAATACAAAGGTAAACCATTAATTGCAGATAAAGATACTATTTTAAATCTTCCGATAAGTCAAGAAGCTAAATTACTTAAATGTCAAGATAGTATTTTTGAAAATTTCAAAGACACTCTTCCAGAAAATTATGCTGCTGGATTAGAAGAAATTTTTAAAGATTTTGATTTTAATGCAGTATTTAATGGGGATAGTAATGGAATTTCTTCTACTACACAAGTTCTATCACAATATGATATATTCATAAATATGTTAACAAATCTTTCTTTACGTTCTACAGAAGTACAAGAAAGAAATAAACGTATTATAGAATCTCCTGAATTTAATTATGCTCCTTTTTATGGACAAGAATATGCAGCAAAAATAGCTTTAGCATTAGTTAAAAATCCTAAATTATTTTATGAAGCTCAAGAATTAATTTATAGAAAAGTTAATGGAGAACAATCACAACTTAAACCTGGTGCATTTAATCTTATGTCAATTACAGGTGTTGCTGGATCAGGTAAAACTTCAGTAGTAGGGCAATTTATTTTAAAATACATGTTACAAGATGATGCAAAATCAAACATTATTATAAGTTCACCAACTGCAACGCAAACTAAAGGATTACAAAATTCTTTATTATCTACTTTTTCAGAGGATGAAGTTAAAAAATTAAATCAAACAACTAAAACAACAGAAGAAATCTTTAATAAATTTTTACAATTTAATTATGCAGATTTTAAAAATGAGATTAAAACAGTATCATTTGGTAATAAGAAAACTTATAAATTCTTTGATGAAGTTGAAATAAATGGCAATACTACATTAGTATTAAAAAATAATCAAATCAATTATAAATATCTAAATAAATTAGATACTCCAAAAGCTATTTTCTTAGATGAAGGTACTCATTATAATAGTTTAGAATTAGCATTATTTGCTAATATTTCAAAGAAATTTGGATTTCCATTTATTATATTTGGAGATAAAACTCAAAATGGAGCAATGATTAATAATAATTCTTTTAATTTAAATAGAATATTTACTTTAAATTCTCCTGTTCTTACATCATCTATACGAGCATCTAATATTCATCAACATGATAATAATTTTAAACTTGCATTAGCTAGTAGTAGTGTTATTAGAGCAGTAGCAATGAGTCCTGGTTTAGATCCTGAATTAGATCAAGAAAATGCTGTTAAAAGATTAGATGAATTAGATATTACTTTAAATTATTTTCAAGATAAAAATGTATTTAATGGTGGGAAAATTGTAAGTTCTATTACTGATGAAGATTTAACAACTATAAAAGAAGCTTTAGATAGAACTTTAATTGATAATCCAACTGCAAAAGTAGGAATAATTACTGATAAAGGAGAAATAGATGATAATTTAGTTATTCAATTAGCAAAAGTTGGTATTACTCCTGATCATTATATATTCTATTCATCGGATAATAATGGTACTAATCCAATGCAAGGTAACCAAGAAGAATTTATGATTATTGATAAGGATTTAACTATAAATTCTAATAATAGGATTGAAACTTTCTTTCAAGATATGAATACATTAGGTAGTAGAGCTTTTCAAGGTTCTTTAATTCTTGATAAAAATGGTATATTAAATCAATTTAATATTAAAAATAAAAAAGAAGATTATACTTCAGAAAGAAGATTAGGAGAAAAGATTATAAATGATGTTAAAGAATTAAGAAAAAAAGATTTTGTAGATATGGGAATCAAAGACTATATCCCAACAACTACTATTACTCCAGTTGTAAAAAATCCTATAACTACTCAACAACCTATTGTAGATAAAAAATTACAAGATAAATTAGATGAATTAAAAAATCCATTAGTTATAGTGAATAATTTTGGTAAAAAAGAAACTGCAGAGACAGATACAGATGGAATTACTAAAAATCTAACGCCAGAAGAACGAAAGAATAATTTAATGATTCATGCTTTTTATAATCATTTGTCTGTACCAGTTGATGAACATCAACATTTATTAGAACAAACTGGAAATGAAAACTTACAATTACTTAGTCATAACAATGGAGATTTATTTGATTCAAAATTAGTAAATACTTTTATAGAATTTAAAAATATAGTATCTTTGTATTACGATAATGAAGAAATTTTAACAAAATTGTTAATTGGAGATTCAATAAAAGAATCTAAATTTACAGACTTAATGTCTAAGTTAGGTATTACAGATGTAAATTTATTAATATCTTCAATGAAATCTAATATAAAAGTTGTTGGAAATAGATATATAAATAATATAGATGATCCTAGATTTAAAGCTGGATTTGATGCTACTAAAACTTTAACAGGGGATGGAAATATTGGAGATGATATATTTCTTAGATTAGTCTTAAAATTAAATTTAGAGAATAATAAAGTAGGTTATATAACAATAGGTGCATTACCAACATTAGATACTTTAACAAAATCTTTTACATCTAAAACTGGTATAGTAGACCAAGAAACAATAGATTTATTTAGTAGTATGAATAAAAAAGTTAATACTACATTATTAAATAATGATACTGACCAATCTACAACTAATAAAAATCCTATTATAGAATTAGATTTTAATGGTGACATAGTTAGAAAATTTACATCTGGTTTAAGATTTATTGAATCATCACAAAATATATCAGCCGATAGTTTACAAATACTTCACCCTGATATTAAAATTGAGACACAAATTACAAATGGAATTGAAACTATTCCAATATTTGGAGGTTTAAATGTATATAAAAATGATTCTTATAATGATCAAACTATAGAACAAACTATATTAAAATATGGTTATAATCGCGATCCAAAATATAGAATTGATGCAGATACATTAGCAAGTTATAGGTCTAGACCTTATGTAATTGTATCTTTTAGTGGAGAAAATGGAAATGAATTTAAAAAACTTATTGTATTAACTCCAAAAACTAGAGGATATGAAGATTTAACATCTGAATTTAAAGAAATAAAAGATAATTTATATGATAAGGAAGAAAAATTTGAAAATATTAATAATAATTATTCTTTTAATGTAAGTAAATTATTTAGCAAATATACTGGATTTGAGATGTTTTATAATATAAAATCTAGTAATATAAATAATATGCAATCAATTGTTGAATTATTTAAATCTCAAATTAATAAATTTTATGCTGGTAATACAACTAAAATTAATAAAATTAATGGTGAGTTAGATTTATTAAATAAATTTAATTCTCCTGCAGAATTTACTAAATA